ATTTTGGATAATTTTTTCTTTTTTCTCCACCACTTCTTCCACACTTCGGGTATGAGCCATCTGATTTTTTGTTTGCAATATCTACCCAGTTCTGTTTGACCCATTCTCTAAGTCCTCCACCTTTTGAATAGTAGGTTCTCATTACGAATTCTTTCCGTAAGCTCTGCCTTTACCTTTCATCGCTAACTTACAACCTTTAGATCCAGATTTGTATCCTGCTCTTCCACCTTTTGCCATTTTTTGAACTTTAGCAGTATCTCTTCTTGAAGACACTACCATCTCTTTAGGATCAAATACATTTTTAAATCTTTTTTCTAAATCTGCTTTTATTTTTGGCGAAGCACCTTCATAAGTTTTTTGAATTCTTTGTGCTTTTTTAAATCCAGTATCTTTTTCAGCCATGTAAGTTTCAAATTGTTTTTGCCCTAAAGTTTTTTCTTTCTTTTTTCTTCCAGCTTGTTGTGCCATTCTTTCATTAGCCATTATACTTGTCCTCCTTTTAGGTATCTCATTCTAGTCATGTCCATGACTCCACCACCCATGGCTTTTTTTCTTTTCTTTTTGCCACCTGGTGTAACTTTACCTGAACATACTGCTGATGCGTACATGTTCGCGTATGCAGACGGGTAAACTTTAAATTTTCGCTTTGCTGCGGCTTTACCTCTTGGACAAAGTTTTGCCATTATACAAACCTCTTTTTGTTTTTCATTTTAGCACCTGCAATTCTATCTGCTTGTGTTGGATTAGGATTTTTATCTATTCCTGCTTTTACAGACAGCATTCCAAATTTTGATGCTTTTTTATTTTTGGAAACTTTTGGAGCAAACGCTTCTTTTATTTTTTGTACGTTTGATTTTTTCTTAGGAATTAAACCAGTTCCTCTTTTAAAACCAGCTCTTCCACCTGAAGATAAATTTTGTTTACCTGGACGAGTTTGAGTTTGTGATTTAGTTTTTTTCATGTCTTCTAGCCTTTTCTTTTGTTGTTCAATTCTAAAAATAGTGTTGTCTAATTTTACTTGAGAAGTTTTTGTTTTTTGTTTTGCAAGTTTTAAATCTCTTTTAATTTTTTGTCCTTTTGTTTCAGGAACATTTGGCTCAACTTTATTAATAGCACCTGTGCCATAAGTTTTTTGTTTTCCACCTACACCAAATAATTTTACAAGTTTGTTAAACACTATTTTTTGCCTCCGTTTCTAAAAATCTGTGTACCTTTTATACCATAAATCGACGCCACGACAAGGATCCAAAGATTTGTGAACCATGACGGGAGCTGCGAGAACATATCAAAGAACAATTTTACTTTGTCCATCGCTGTTGGGTCATCCGATATCACTGCCCAAGCGAGCACCAACACGGGCAAACTTAATATGATGAGGACCGCCTC